ATGTCTTTCCAGAATTGAACGATCGCCGGATTGCTGGCGCTGCCAACCGTTTCGCGCAGGCCGATGAATTTCTGCGCCTCTATCATCCACTTCATGCTATGCAATTCCTAGGCCATGAATCGTCATTGTAACGCACAAAAACACGTTGCGCATGTATAGTGTCACGTATATAGTCTGTACATCGAAGCGAAACAACGACGGAGTGACAAGATGAAAAAGCTAGTGACGCTGCATATGTACGAAAGCACCAACGACTGGAGTAAAGGTACGCTTTACGTTGATGAGTACGACATGCGCAACAGCAAAGATCTGATGAGAGAGCGCGTATGGATCGGCCAGACTGAGGTGGAAATCGACTTCCCCGAAATCGACACCCGCCAAGCCCAGATCGACAACCTCGAAGCGCAAGTGCAAGAAGAGCGCGCGCAGTCTCAGTCGCGCGTCAACCTGCTGCTTGAGCGCATCAGCAAGCTACAGGCGATTGGCCATGATGAGTGAACGGCCTAACCCAATCGACGCGCCAGCACGGCCTAGCGCGTCATGTCCTGAATGCGGCTATCACTGCGACTATGCGCGCGCCGTTGAACTTGAATCCGTCTGCCCTGAGTGCGGCGAGCGGCTGGAGAGTAATGATGATGACTAACCTCCGCGCCTGGTGGGCCTCAAAATCCAAACACCGCCGCCAGAATTGGATGCTGCTGTGTATGGCGCTGTGTTTCGTTGCAAGCGGATTCGTTGAGTCTGGTATCTGGTGGCTGGTGCTGTTGTGCATCGTGCCAGGGTCTGTTTTGTTGTGGTTGGAGTTGAGTGAATGAATAAGCATACGCCGGGGCCGTGGAATAGAATAAAAGGCGACAGGAATGTGTACAGCGCATCAGGCACTGTTTGCAAAACTCCAGCAATCATTGGCGGCGGATCTGCTGCGGCAAACTGGGAAGCCAACGCCCGCCTAATCGCAGCCGCGCCTGATTTGCTTGAGGCGCTTTCCGAGATAATCAACGACGGCGGAAAGTTCGTGATGACTAACGAAACCCACCGCAAATCCCGCGCCGCAATTGCCAAAGCCAGAGGTGAAGCATGACAGTCTTGCTTATCATGCTGCTATTTTACCCGGCGCTAGTTCTGCTTATCGCGCTTACTACTGACGACAGCAAAGACCCACGGAGAAACTGAGAATGAGTACGACAGGAATGGTTATGACCGTTACAGATGAGCTGCTGGCAGAGCTTGAATCTGGAGTTGACCATTATCATTGCAGCATCCCTGGTGATGTGGTGGCGATGCTTACCGCCGAACTCCGCCGCCTGCGCGCAGAGAATGCAGGGCTGGCGCAGTCACTGGCAGAGTCACGCGCAAACGATCAGGCGGCAATGGGCTGGCTGACTTCTTTGCGCTGGGCGTCTGGTGATCGTGGCGAGCGGATGTTGCCGGAGTTGGTTTCGCATATTGAAGGGTTGGCGAAGGACGCTGGGCGGTGGCGTAAGGCTCGCGATATTCTTACTGTTGATGCCATTGAATATGCTCAACATGATTTTATTCAGTTTGGGCTTCCTGCAAGCGAACTTGAAAGCGTGCGCGCAGATATGGCCATCGACACCGCCATGGCCACCCAATAGTGTTCGCCATCTTCGCGCAATACGGCAAAGGCCTGCCCGCGTTCCGAGCCAAGCGCAAAACGCGAGGCGAGGCGCACGAGGTAGCTGCTAGAATGCGCGCGAATGGCATAGACGCTTCAGTCTTTGAGATCTACAAGATTATGGAAACTGCACAACATGACACCGCACACGTTAGCCGGTCAGACAGCAAAAATGCTGGGGCTGCCAATTGAACTCGCCAGAAACCGCACCGGACAACAACAGCGCGCATGGCTCAATGGCTACGCCGCAGCCGACCGTTTACGAATGGGTGCCCCCAGAACATCTTCCACCTGTAGGCTGCCCGCTCGTTATCCTAGTTGATGGCGTAACGCTTAGAGCGTCACGTATCAGTCACTTGCAGAGTCGAGGCGGGCAAATGGACTACAGACTGGCTACCGGCTGCGTTATTACGGGCCGGTATCCATGGAGTTACCCGTAGCTATGGTGGCGAGTTGTCGTCATCAGCGTAGACGCGCACGTCGTAGTTAATCGCGCTTACACTGCACCCATTCCCACTTGGCGAAACCTCAGTGATCAAAGCCGGATAGTTCCAGCGGATCAATGGCCCGAAGTATATGTGCGGCGGCTCAATCGTCCATGACAGATCCGGTGTGAAGTCCGGTTGTTCTGCAATCGTCAGCCGGTAGTCGTCAATTCGCGTGGCGGTAAACGGGCCGGATAGCGTGCCATCTGGACGGCGCAGACCAACAACATGCACACCACCTGCCGACCAGTCTAGCGGCTCGCTTGAACGCAACACGGCACCAGCGCCCATCGCCGCGTAGTCTTCAAGGATTGCGCTTTGGCCGTACCCTGGCACGTCATCCAGCAGCGGGACATAAGACAAGTATCCACTGTTCATCGCGTCAAGCTCGGTGCTGAACGTATAACCCCACCGACGATACCGCTGCGCGCGACGCTTGCGCATACCGATACGCCATGCGCGGGTTTCATCGGTCACGCCAGCAATGCGCATTTTCTCAACACGTTCGCCAGCATCGCCAGGCAAACGACATTCGACAGTCGTCCACTGGCGGTTCACGGAATCGAAGTATTCAACGTCAACGCCGTCAAAGTCGTCAACGTCAGTGGAAGAAAATTGGCGAACCAGTGGGCTTGTCATGTTTTGCGGGCTGTACGCCTGCTCAAATACCGTGCGCGGCTCATCACGCACCGGCTTGATCAATCCGCGATCAATGGTCAGTTCGGCGAATCCAGCAGCCAGGGCATCATTAATGGCGTCTTTAACGGTTGTCCGGTCGTTTATCGCATCGTCGTAGTAGTCGCCGCGGGCGTCCCAAATATCCCCAAGGCGATGCAGTTCGGCCAAGTTTATGTCGGCGTCCGTGTAGCCAACTGACTTAGCGATATAGGCAACCCACGGCGCTATGCTGCGCGTTGCTACTGGAGCACTCCAGCTTGTGCCGTTCCAAAGCGGCAACTTGCGAGTTGCGCGAACCGAAACAAGCGACTCAGATTGCGCGGCAATGCGATCGCCGGTCACGATCCTAAGCGCGATAGTTGTAAAGTCCGGGTAACTGGTCGGTGCGTTTAGCTTTGAGCGTAGGCCGTACCATTGGATAGTGTCTTGCACGTTGGTCTCTGTTGATTTCGAGCCGATACGACGCACACGCACTTCTGGCTGATAGTAGGATGCAAGGTCTATAGTTTCGGTAAACCCGATTTGATCTAGCGTCTTTTTTGTGTACGTTTTAACCACGCTTGACCATGCGCCAGCGGAGGCATAGTTGCGGTATTGAATTTCAACGGTTACGGCGTGAGTGATAAGGTGGCCGTTGCTGGCCTTAACTTCCGCCAGGCCATTAGGGAACATCAAATCTACTTCGATCTTGTTTGTGACCTCGCCAGCAGGGCACGCGACGAATGGGCCTAGCCAGTCGCCCTCAGTGCTGCTTTCGTCGAGCACGATTGAGACGGCAGAGGATGTCAGCGCGGCAAACCCGATCCACGCGGAATCCGTAGCCCCCGTATCATCTAAGCGCTCAAGGCTAATTGTCGATGAGCTGGCCGCCGTTATCCGGTAGCGCAGTCCGCGCCAGCCAATGCACATGTTTAGGGTGCCGAGCGTTAGCGCAGCAGCTGGGGCGCCGCCCTCATAGTTGAGCGTCATTGTCCCGCTAACGCCGGGGGTTATAGTGTCAACGATATACAGGCCGGCATTAGGCCCTGCGATCTCGATCAGGTCGCCAGGCGCAAAACCAAGTTGATCCATGTCCCCGGTGATAATGTCGCGCAGCCCTGCGCCGCCATCGGTCACAGTGTACGGATAGCGTACGTCTATTTCGGCGATCATGCCTGACGCCCAGCCGGCAGGGAAAGACCCGGCGCCCGACGGGATGGTCACGACGAAAGCCAGGAAAGAATACTCAGACGCAGACGCAACTGGATCGACCGCGGTAGTCGTGACAAGCGTCATGCCGGCAGTCCCGTTAGATGTTGCGCCGACCTCGTCGCTACTGTGCCACCACTGCGAAGCCGAGTTACCGCTAACGTCAGCGCCGGGCGGATAGATATTAAGCTCAGCGTCTGCGCCAAGCGATATGACTGGCGTGTTTCCGATCAGGACGCCAGACAGCGGAATATCGTATTCCCCAACGCCAAGGCACAAGAATAGTTCAATAACTTGCTCGCGTGGCGCAGCAAAGAATCGGTGAGTCGGCAGCAGGTAATCAGGGTATACGGGGTAGTTGCCTGATACCTCGCGCACTGGGCTGTTTAGTTTTGCACTATTACCCTTTACCGCAGACTCTGATAAGCGCTCTCCAGACTGGGCGCCCTTGTTGCTCATGGTTGGGATTTTCGGCATGAATAGGCCGGTCACGAACTTCATCGCGGCGACAGCTTGGACGGCGAAGAAAACTGTTTCAAGCCCCTTAGCCTGCGGATAAATCCGCACTGTATCCTCTTGGCGGAATACAGTCAGCGGCCACTCGCTAGGCGGCACAGTGCAACCGTTAATAGTCACGGTGATTGGTGGCGATTCGCGTCGTTCGTATTTCTGCACACTGGCCGATAACCAGTCCTCGACGGTTTGCACCGTGAAGGTTTCGTGACGCTCTAGCGGCTCGCCTTCAAGTTGGCTCGGAAAAATTAGGACTGTCACGGTAGTAGACCACCTTAAAGAATGGCGCCTCAAAGGCGGGTATGCGCTGCCATCGACAGCCTGACTTTGCGCTGGTATCCAGCACCGCTAGACGGCCTTCCAATTCTACCACCACGCCGACGTGTAGCATTAGGCGACCAGTAAAAACCATCGCCACGGCGCCGACCTCCGGTTCGCATTCCTCCAGCTCTTTGGCCTGTTCGCGGTAAGCCTCGGTAAAGGCGCGTGGCATGGTGTTTCTGATATGACCCCAGGAAGGCAGCAGGCGCTTGCCGTAGACCTTGTGACGCACTTCTCTGGCCAAACCCCAGCAGTCGAACGACCCTGACTCGCCGCGCGCACCATCAACGTATGACGACTGCAAGTATCCGTTAATCCATGAATCGATCACAGGTACTTCAATCCGGGCGCATTCTTGGTCGTATACAGCAGCCTAGGCCATGCGACATTGATCAGGTCAAAGAAACCGGCGCTTAACTGCACGGCAAGCTGTTCAATCGACCCATTCTGCACAGTCATGCGATACGGCGCCTCCGCTGGCGTGGTTAGGTCGCTCAACAGATAAGTGCGCAGCGTTGCCGATACACGGGCCTCGGCGGTCATAGCCTCGTCAATTGTCGCCTGAGCTTCACCGTTCACGTTGTCGATGGCTATGGTGATGTTCTGAGCGCCTCGGCTATCCTTTTTAGGCAGCGCTGCGTCGAGGGCTGCTGCGATGAAGGTAAGCGTCCGCGCGTCCTCAGTTCCGCAGGTTCGGTCTGTGAATCCGTTACATATCAAAATAGGCGCCGTCCACGCTGGACAAGTCAGCTCCAGCGCGAACAGGCGGACGTCAGTCCCGCCGCTCGCGTAGAAGGTGTCGAGGATGGTCACTTTTCTGCTACCACGAACGAACAAGAAACCTCGGCAGCGGTTGATACAACTACCGAAGCGCTACCATTATCCCCCACGCTAACCGTGGAGCCAATATCGGCGCCAACCGTGGTATTTAAGAGCAGGGAAGGTCGCAGGTTTAGCGCTACCGGCGCGAACTTTGCCGGAACCGCTACGATAGGGAAAACCCCTGTACCGATTGTGCCACCGCCGGTAGCAGTTACCCCGAGGCTGTAAGCGTAGCCGCTTGAGGTGCGTTTGATCGTTGACACCGAACCGGCTTTATTCTTGAACGTACCCTGAAGCTTTAGCGGGTACGGCAGATCGTTTAGCAGCGCCATCTGACGCGACGTGATGCCAAGCCCCAGCGCCTCTGCTATCTGCGCGAAAATCAACTCATTGCCCTTGTAGTTAGGGTGGGCGTTGTCCGCGAACAGTTTAAGCGGGTCGACCAATTCAGTTGCGACAGGCGTGGTGTCGACAACAATTCGGCCATCCGGGAAAAACTTATCCGGAAACGGAATATAAATACCGTTCGTTTCCTCGGCAATCCTACGCAGCTGAGTGCGAACGCGCGAACTCTTTGGCCAGTACCAACAGAAGTCAGGAACAACCACCAGGCACTGGTTGATATTCGCGTATTCAATAACCCACTCGACGCGCTGCAAATAGTTCGCGTAATAGGTGTCGTCAGTTTCGGCAAATCGGTCGTTGTAACCCAGAGCCATAATCAGACACGCGCAGTTGGTGGCATTGATAATGCCTTGCTCGGTCATTGCCTCAAGCTGTCGCCCACTGACAGACCAGTTGCAGACGTTCATCAGCAAGTGATGCTCTTCGGGGCCACCATCACCTTTGCGGTACTGGATAACGCTCTGTAGTTCAGTCGGGCTGGTGTCGGCCTTCGTCAGACGCACGGTGCACTCCCCGGTACCATCGTCTGTAAGACTGATTGCGTGTATTTTGTTATAGAGCAAGGTCGCGTTCGCGGTGTTGAGTGCAGGGGCAGCCACGCCGTTAACCGTTACGTTGAACGTGCCACCGCCAGGGCGGCCAACATAGTATATGAGCCCAACGGCATTAATAGCCGGGATCACAATTTCTACGTATGCGCCGCTCGCGCTAGACGACACAGTCTTGCCGTTGACGGCATCGCCTGCAGCGGCGCCGACATTTCCAACTGGGAAGTCGTACGGCGCAGGGCTTGCGGTTCTTGGGCCCCAGTCACCAGTCCACGTTACGGCGTGCAATTGGTCTGTGTTGTAGACAGGGACCACGTTATACAGAGAGTCCGTCGGCATGGCGCCGATATTGCGGGCGCCAAACTGGTGGTTAATCGCCTTGCTCAGCAGATTAGGCCAGCCATTCGTGTGGGCGTTCCCGAAGTAAGCCCCGGCGCTGATCGAATCGCCCAAGACAACAACGCCTTGCCCAAGCCCGAGCACCTTATTTGCCCGCGACATAAGCGGCTGAGCGCGGTTTACCGGGGGGAGATTGTCAATGCGGGCGCCAAGGGATGCGTCAGCGGATTCCAGTGCGTCAAGGGCGGTCTCAACAGTACCAGCTCCACGTCCGACAATGGTTGAGCCGGTAGGGTCCGCCAGGTCGTCGCGCAAGATTGCGTCACCGACGCTGCGGAAGTTAGCGATCTCCCCCGCGCCGACGCCCGTGGTCGTATACGGTAACGTGATGGACGGGCCAGGGGCGTAGAACTCGCCCATGTAGCTAAAAACCTGTGCATTAGTCGTGAACACCAACCCGGCAGCATACGGGCCCAGCACTTGGTATTTTGCGGCGTTACGGATGCCTTGCAAAGACTGGCGCGGTACGCCGAATCGGTCTGGATAGGCGTCAAGCAGTCCGGCAGAGAAATTATCAAATGCCTCCGCGTTGTCATATAGGTCGCGGACGTCTACCGAGCCAACTGGATTATTCGTTTGATATGTCATGCGCTCGGCCATTCCCTATTGATTGCGTAGTCAAAAATATCTGCCATCAGTATATATCCCGGCATGATTATTGCCCAGTCATCTTCTATCAGTGGACGCTCACGAATCTCTAGCGTTGCGGTAACTTGCCATTTGTCGAAAGCAGCAAGCGTCGGCCCCTGATACATGCCAGCAAAACGACACTGATAAACGCCGTCAACGCCTAGCGGGGTCTGTAGGATCATATCGAACCAGTTCGCCCCATCACCTGCGCCGCCAGCGTCACGGAACCACCCTTCGAACAACGCGCACTCGCCCGGCGAAGTGAAAAACCATGTCACCGAAACCGAGCTAGGCACATTCGTAAACGTGCGCCGCTGCCGCGCTCGACCAGACTGCATCTCGGTACGGATGAATGGCGATACATGCTGCAAGCCATAGCCAGACTGGAGCGGGCGCGGCAATTCTGGTGGAAAGATAGGCATTATTTGCCGCTCCTTTTAAGGCCGAAAGCGTTCTGCAATGCACGGGCGCGCGGGCCGTCGCCGTAGATGTCGGATACGAACACATCAACCGACTGCGAACCGTCCGCGTTCTGCTTGGTTTCTTGGGTGCCGGCTTTTTCGTTTGATTGGATCACGTTAACAGTCACGCCAGATCCGCCAGCTGATTGGCCTTTGGTGTGGTCGATGATCGTTTCGTTCGGGTGAACCATGGCCATAAAGCCGCCCTTGCCATCCATGCCGCCCGAGCGCGAACCAGTGCCGGTGAATCCGCCGCCTTCAAACGAAAGCAGTCCGATCATTGCCGGGATTGCCGAGGCCATGCTTGCTAGGCCGCTAGCAGCCGCACCGCCAAACGATGCAATGGAGGCAGCAGCAGCAGCAGGTGTCCACGCCGCCGCAGTAGCAGCGCCAGCTGCAACGCTTGTAGCGGTCGCCGCTGTTTGTGCGGCTTGACCCATGATGATGGACTTAACCTGAGTAATACCCATCTCGACCAGTGCGCCTACCGCTTCGTTAAGGATTGCGCTGGCGAGTTGCTGCACGGCTTCTTGGCTGTTGCTGGCGCCTGTGAGGATGCCAACAAACGCATCCGTGGCGCCTTGCTGCAACTGGTCAAGCGATGCCATTAGCAGCTCGTTGCCGTATGACTGCGCGCGGAAATTCTCCTCCTGCAGAATCATCATCTGTTCTGCGTGCGCGCGTTCGGCCTGGCCTTTTAGGTCGAGGTAGCGTGAATCCTCGATCAGCTTGGCGGCATTCAGTAGGCGCAGCTCTTCAAGTTCTTTGGCGTGCTCTTGCTGTGCGCCAACCATTGGGTCTGCTGAGCCTAAGCGCTGCTGTTGCTGGTCGCGGAATGCTTGCGATGCTTCGGCTTGTTTTACTGCGTCGGCTTGGGCTTTTAGCAGCTCGGTGGTGGCTGCTTTTTCGGCTTTTAGCGCTTCCCGCTTTTCCTCTGACGCTTTCTTTGCCGCCAGCTTTGCCGCTGTTTCGCGCTCTGCCTCGGCAGTTGCCGTTACTGTCGCAGTGGTCAGGCCGGTAGTCGTTGTGGTCTGTTCTTTTTGCAGCAGAATGAGGTCTTCTGCGAGTGCTTTTTGGCGCTCGGCTTCGAAGTCCATTTCCTCGGTTAGCTGTATCTTGGTTCGTGTAAGCGCTAGCTCTTGCTCAAGCCCGCGCCGCAGCTCACCGCCAGCGTTCCTTTCTCTGTCGGTAGCGGCCTTTCTTTCTAGGTCGGCAAGCTCTTCCATAAGTCTCGGAAGGTCGCCGATAGCGGCCCCGCTAAATGCCGCCGCCAACTCCTGCGCCGCCCATGTAGTAAACGCCGTAAGCTTCGGAAGCGCATTAGCAACGGCTGTAGTTACCTGAAAGATTCCGCCGACAATCTGCCCGAACGCCATCTGCACTTGAGGATCACTAAGCGCCTTAGTCAGCGACTCGACGCCTTCTTTGGCATCATTAAGATTCCCGCCATCACCCTCAAGCAAATCACCAAACGCATTCTGCAGCGCGGTCACGGCGCCGCCGAACGTATCGCGCGCAGCTTTTGCAGATCCGCCGAACTGGGTTTCCAGCTCTGCGAGGATTACGGTCTGGGCCTCGGCAAGTCGGCCAGTCTCGACCAGCGCGGTGATCATCTGTTGCTGATCTTCGCTAAACTGCACGCCGGCACGGCCAAGCATCGAAACGCCCTTGATCGGATCGTTTAACGCCTTGCCGACCTGCACTGCCGCGCCTTTAAGGTCGCCGCCCATCTTGGTTGCGAGGTCAAGGATTGCCTCGGTAGCGCGAGGTACAACGTCGCCACCAATCTTGGTGAAGGTCAGTAGCTGCGACTGCATCGAGATGATTGCATCGTCGCCAAAGGTCGTGACGGCCTGCAATCCTTTTGCCATCGCAACCATTTGATCAGACGACAGTCCCGCAGCGCCGGCAGTCGATTTGATCGTGGCGTTGAGCTGGGCGAGCGCGTCTTCTGATTCGATGGTGTTGCGGATAACGGCCTGGAAGAACACGCCACCAGCCAGAGCCGCAGCAAGTCCGCCGATGACCTTGCCGAACTCCTTGGATGCCGTCGATAGCTTGTCTACCGACTTTTCCGCCTTGCCGGCAGCCGGAACCATCTTATCTAGCGCGGTAGTGGCGCTAGTTGCGTCCCTTGCGTCAACGCTGATCTTTAGTGATGCAATCTCGGTCATCGTTAACGCCTCTTGCGCAATGCGCCTCTAACTTGGTCTGCCACTTTGTCGCGGTCAAAATCTAGCGGCTGATACGGGGCGCGCTCGTTGCTATCGGTGAACTCTGCGACAGCCGATGAATACGCCTTGCTTGTGGCTATCATGGCTTGCGCTTCCCATGAGTTGATCGGCGTCCCCGTCAGCGCTTGCCATGCTTCCAGATCACGCCAACCTAGATCAGCGAGGCCGCATTCCAGCAGCATATCCATCAAGTACTTCGCGCCTTTCAGTGGCGGGAGCTGGGCATTCTCGCCAAGCTCCTTGCCTCTGCTGTTCTTTGCTTTTGGCCGCTTAGTGTGTAGCCAGCCCAGTTGCCGCGCTTACCTATACCATCGTTGGTGAAGTCT